TGTTACGTCAGAATAATTAGTTGTGCTGGCATTATATGTGCCAGTCGGTGTAGCTTTAATCAAAGCAAGTTTCAAGGAATCTGTATCCAAATCATGGACACCGCCAAGAAGTTCTTGTTTAAAGCTGTTACACATTGCAGTTGTGATTGCCATGATTTGTGCGTCCTTTGTTAAATCTCATAGAAGTGAGGGGGCAAGTTGCCCTGCCCCCAACACATTATTTAGGCAAGAGTGTCACGGTCTACTTCATTAGCAGACACAGTACCCAAGTCATCAATATCCATTAGGATAGCGAAAACACGAACCTTACCAGCAGTTGTTGTGCCAGTCATTGCTTGCAGGGTAACATCAAGGTTATCTGCTGTGCCACCAATTACTACAGGGGCAGTAGTTGCCATTGTAGCATAGTCGCCAACAGATGCACCATCAAAGTCAAACCCGTCAACAAAGTTAGCACCACCACCGATACCAAGGTCAAACGCAGTATTAGTAGAAGTACCTGCATGTGCTGCAGTAACTTCCATACCTGCACCAAGAATTACGGTGTTAGCTGGAATAGTCAGTACTGGAATAACATCAGCAGCAGCAAGGGCAGAACCCTTGTCAGTTGCAGCTTGTGCAAAATCCAGAATACCCTGAACCATGTAAGGATTGCGACCACGTTGCGAGTTGCCACGTGCTGCAGTTAGTGTATTATCACCAAGAGCCATATCTCAATCCTCCCTTATGCTAAGTGGTACTTGGCATTCACAAGAGCTTCAGGTCGAAGAATCTTGCGGCCATACAGATGCATACCCCGTACAATGTCAGCGAAGCTGTCAGGGTCACGGTATGTTTCTGTTTTGTTAATCTGCTCTGCAGTTGCAACAGCAGATGAGTGACCTGCAACAATCACACCGTAGTTGACAGCTGAGTTCGTACCTGCGAAGGATGAACCAGTACCAACTGAAGGCAGGTTGTTAGAGGTGTACACGGTGAATCCGTGAATGTTGTTTGATACAACACCGTTCTGCAGACCAGAACCACCGAAGTCAGCATTGAACAGACGAGAGTCTTCGTCCTTCAATACTTCGATGAATACTGGGTCAAGCACAAGCCAACGACCTTGCGTATCCACATTTTGCTGGTCTAGCTTTCTAGCCATTCTAGCAATAACTTGAAGTGGGTTTGCGTCACCAGCATTAGTTGGAGCAGCACCAGCACCAGTACGTGGCAGGATAGCAATAGCTTCACCAGCTGTACCAGAGTTGAAGTCATTAGCGTCCAACTTCATACTTGAAAGCAGTTCGTCTGAACCAGCAGTAGCTACAGCTTTTGAACCATTAACAGTAGTGTTAACAGTATCTGGTGCGCCATGTAGTGCAGACTGCGTAAAACCAGCAAGGTAACCAAGAACGTCTTGGTCAAACTGGTCAGCAAGGCGATAAGCAGCTCGGTCACTTGCCAGAGACTGGAAATTGATGTGACTGTGAGCCTCTTCAATATCATCAACCTTGAACGCAAAGTAGTTAGCTTTGTCGATAGTCAGGTTGAAGTCTTCATCGTCAAGGTCTTGCGGCGTGATAGTAGTACCACGTGCATAAGCCTTAACTGTAATTTCGGGTTCCTTGATACTCTTAACGGAATCACCCATTGTAGCAATTTCACCGAAGTAATCATTATTAGTGATTGCTTCACAAACAGCGGCCTTGCGGAAAGCAAGTTGCACCTGTTTGCTGTAAATAACGGGCGAAAAATTACCGTTAGGAAGGTTACCATACCCGGCTGCAGTATTAAAAGCCATGATAAATTCTCCTAAGTTGGCAAATTAACAGATGCAAACTCACCAGACTAATCAGGAGGCTGATTCACTATGGGTGCGTATTCTATTCGGTTGGCCTACCAAATATATAACGGGCCATGCTCGTCAGGTAATCCGAAGACTGAGATTGTTTGCGGATGGTACAAGCATATCGCGCAATACACTTATACCTAAGTGACTATAGTTATACTTACATATATAACTTTGTCAACACTTTTTTATCTGGCAGAACCAGACATATCATAGATAAACTTTCCGCTACGGATAGCTTCCATGATTTCATCAGACTTCTTCTCATATTCTTGAG